CCCCCAGGGAGGCCAACCTAATGGACCGGCTAACGAAACTACTGATGCCGAACGAGCAACCCTCGCCGCCATCGCAGAAATCGTTGCCCAAGGCGACAGGAACACCCAACAACTGAACGCCTGTATCTCTGCTTATAACTCTCTCAGGGAGCAAATGAATGCCAAGCCGTGATCAACTGGTAAACCTCAAGATTGGGGCTGAGTGGGAAGATCCGCTCAATGAAACCTTTGCCCGTTTTGGCATTAGTGGTCCTGTTCTACAAGCGGCTTTCATAGGGCAGTGTGGGCATGAATGTGCCAACTTTAAGATCCTCGAGGAAAATCTGAACTATCGTGCCGCCACCCTGATGCGCTTGTGGCCCAAACGCTTTCCGAATTTGGAGATTGCCAATGCCTACGCAGGAAACCCAAAACGAATTGCAAATATGGTCTACGCCTCTCGGATGGGTAATCGGGGCGAGGATAGCGGTGACGGCTATCGTTTCCGTGGTCGCGGCTGTATCCAGCTTACTGGATCAACAAATTACTTCAATGCTGGGAAGGCTTTGGGAGTGGATTTTTGGGCTGATCCAGACCTTGTAGCGACCCCCAAGTACGCCGCCCTGACCGCAGGATGGTTCTGGTCCACCCATAAGTGCAATGAGGCCGCCCAGGCCCAGGATTGGACAAAATTAACTAAGATCATCAATGGGGGCGTTATCGGTCTGCAGGAACGCATAGCCCACATCAACAATGCCATTGCCATCCTAAGTTAAGCGCATTTCAGCCCGTTTGTTGTGTTCTTGTACCTTCCAGACCTCGATCTTTAATTTGGCGGCGTCTAGGAGGTATTTAAGGCCTTCCTCGATCTCTACGGCGGCTTTTAAGCCCTTCATCAGGTCTTCGTACTCCTTGGATGCGTAGGCTTCCATTTCCCTGTCTCCTAGGGTCTTTTTATCGCTTTCTAGGGCTAGTCTGCTTTTCAGGGTCTTGGCGTAGTTCTCGATATAGATCCTGTCTGCTTTGGCCTGGGCGTAGGGTTGGGCGTTTTCTTGGATATATCTGATGGCTTTGGTGGGGTCTATTTCGTCCATTAGACGTTCTCCTCAATGAGTTTGATGATTCCTATGTGGATGTTTCCGTTACCCATCTCACCGAGGATCTTTTGTTGTAAGGGGTTGAGTCTGATCGTGAAGGAATATTCTTTTATTTTTTTCTCGCTGTAAGGCCTCGTTGGCCTACCCGCTCCCTGCCTCTTCCCACCCCAGTTAGTAGGATTACCTAGTTCTTTTCGGATCTGGCGCTTTTGCTCTTTGACCCAGTCCGGGAGTTCCTTGTACCTCAATCTAAATCCTCCTTCACCAGGATATTAACCCCGGCGACATTAGAGTAAACCTTAGTGCAGTGCAAGGAGGTGATTTGGGAATCGTCCTTAAAAACAATCCCATTCATACCATCCAGAACGCTTTTAGCCAGATTATCAAGATCTGGGCGTTTTACATGCCTCTGAGAACCGCTTAAACAGGCTTCTACGGCCTTTTTGGAGTAGGACTGGGGGATGGGTAGCCTAAAGTAGAGATAGACGCTTATAGGCGTTTCTAGAGGTTCTACGTTTCCCATGGAGTCTTGGGAGGCTTTTTTGACCTGATCTTCAAAATCTAAGGTTTTTTTAGGGGTGTAGGTGGTGATGAAGGTTTTGGTCCTGCGAAACCGGGGTCTACCCTTGGGGATGGGATTTCCTTCAATGTCAAAGCAAACCATGAAGGTCATGTTTGTCCCCTTTTCCTTATGTTTTCAGCAATCACTTTGGACGGGTGTTCATAGGCGTTTACCCATGCATCAGCCACCTTTGCACAAGCCTCACGCTCATGGGCGGCAACAAGGTCGGCAAAGCGTTCAACTGCGGCAATTCGTTCATCACTGGTCATCCACAAATCAGCCTCTTTAGCCATGCGAATAATCTCATCTTTGGTCATTTCAATCTCTCCAACAATTCAATGATTCTGTTCAGATTGAAGTAGATGGCAAACAAGAGAAACCATAGAGAGATGAATTGCCATAATTTCATTTGTTGTTCTCCAGGCGATAGTTCTCCCAATGGGTTAGGGCCTCTGCAACCTTGACGTAGTTGTCGGCGTAATAGATTTCTACGAATTTGTTGATCTTTTGGGTGGTCATAGCCATGCGCTCATGGGCCTCGGCTTCTTTCTTGTCTTGAAAGAACTTGCCATCGTCGGTCAGATAACCGCTAACGTTTCTCATTTGTTTTTCCTTGCTCTGATAGCGGCGGCGTATCGTTTGCCCCACAGCAACCCATCTTCCTCACACACTTTTGCACATTCTTCACGCTCATGGGCGGCTACAAGATCTGCAAATCTTTTTAGGTCAGGCCAATGAAGACTCGGTGTTTTGTTAATCCAAGTTGTCGGCAAATTCGTTTCTATTGCCATCGGGATAAGTTCTTCTTCAGTCATTCAAATCCCCTTACATAAGCCGCAAAGGAATCGCTGGTGTTGCCAAAGGGCATTTTTTGTATTGCAGTAGCCAGCTTGTCTTTCAGGTGCATCTGAGCGCATCCCCATACAAACTCAGCGTTGTTTACACCGATCATGTTTTGTTCTCTGGTAGTCAGAGTTTCCCACCACTGTTCAAAGTCCATTTTTCATTTCCTTTACTAAATCATCTTTAATGCCTGTCCACAATCCTGATGGGTCAGCATCCAATCTCTTCACTTCCCCCCACACATATTCCTTCCAACCCTTTTTCTTCGCTAGATAAACCAACCATTCCAACTCCTTCTTGTAGATCTCCGCAGAGTTCCAAGGCCCTGTTGATGGTTGGCAAGGGATAGAGAGTTCCTTCTTTGTGTTGATCAAGAATCCTCCTGGCTTGAATAAGGTTCAAAATGCCCCCTGTGTAACTTTTTCACCCAAAGACCCCCCTACCCCAGACATGAGGTAAGAAGGAACAAAGGTTTCACCCCCCGAAGGGATCGTCATGCCACCGCTTTTACGATGTGCCCCCGACTTGACGATTCGACCAGTCGCTCGGATTGTTCGGGAACTGCCCCCTAGACCAAAGTCATACCGAGTACCCTTTTCTTCCACGCCCCCAGGTTGAGGTCTTACTAACGAGTGGAGTCCGGTCAGGCCAAATAGAAAAACCCCATGACGCTTTGGTGGGGCATGTCCCGTTGGCATGGGCAAAGTGTTAGTTCGCCAAGAGTCTTCGAGGTTTCCCTCGCCGTGGTTGCCCACCCTAGACACTTTTTTCATGCCCCACCAAAAAACCATGGGGTTTATTTGCTCTTGGCTAACTATCAGATTGCCACATCTGACAATTTCAGTATACATGAATCCAAGGAAGTTCAATGCAACCTCGTTTGGGTCTTCAAATTTCGCAACTGAGCCAAAATTTCAGGGGAGGGGGGGACTGCCTGTTTCCTGGACTCCTCAAGCCTTACCAGGGTGTCATCCACCTTTTTGACCACCTCGGGCACTTCAGCACCATCCCACCGCATCTGGTTGAGATAAACCAGGGGGGCCGGGATAAATTGCCCGTTGCTTTTTAGCCACGAATCGGTGGTTTTCATATATTCAACGTGCTTTATGATTTCCTCGCACTGCAAATCAAGGCCCAACTTTGCCCATTTTTTCTGGCAAAGAGATTTAGAGGTCTTGCGCTCAGACCTGGGCCAGGATGCCCAAAAGCGATCAAATGGACTCATAGCAGAGCCTCCTCTACAGAATCGTCATAACGAGGCTTTAAAGCCCGTTTCTGGGCCTTTTCAAGCACTTCCCACATCTCAGGTGTCATGCGGGTAAACGGATCGACAGGGTACAAGCCCTGCCTGATCCGCTCCCATGTCTCTTTGCTTTGCTTTTCCATGCTTTACTCTTTAATTTTGATAAACCACTCGGGTCGTTTTTCCTTCAGTTGGTACAAGCGCAAGGGCGGGATACCCGACTTCTTCCACTTGTAGACCGATGGAGCAGTCATCCCGAGAATCTTTGCCACCCGATACAGGGAGGCATGTTTCTCAAGTTCCTCTACAGTCATCTGATTTCCTTTCGTTGTTGTCTGCGCCGACAGTATAGCGTAAAGCAAGGAAACAACAAGCCTTGTTGTATTTGTGCAACCTGTTGACATTATCGGAAAACTTATGCTACATTTCAATCACGCCACTAAATCGTGGTAACAACAGGAGCAGTAATGCGATTTTTTCTCAACCTTCAAACGGGTGAAACACTCACCCAAGTCGGGGACAAGACCATGGTGGACACCCATGGCAATGTCTACAACCGATTCAACGACACCTGGAACGATGGCCAGGGCAACTTCATCCTTCCTATTGGCGACAAGACCTACGCAGATCGTAGTGGCTCGCTGTTTAAATCTTTTGGAGATGACCATGAAAGTTTCTGAACTTGTCAAAACCATTGAAGTCCTCAAGTGGTTTGATGAACAACAGTTTTTTACAAACCCGCCCGATCCCAAAGTTCTTGGTCAAATGCAAGCGTATGCACGGGTAGGTTGGATTGAGTTGGAATCCATATTAGAAAAAGTGGAGGTTCAAATTGACTGAATTCGACAAACTTCGTCAACAGATCTACGAAGAACTGATGGACGATTCAACCTTGTATTGTGTCTATTGTGGTCAAGCCAAATACAGAATCAGTTGTTGCGGTGAGAACCACTATGTTCCTTATGCAGATATGTATCCAGAAGATCAGATGGCGATCCTTGATGAAATGGTCGCTGATGAACTTGAGAAAATTGCAAAGGAGAAGAAATGACCAAGCCAGTAGGAATCAAGATGACTCTTCCTGACCAAACCAAACACAAGAACGACAAGTATTTGATCAATGTGAAGGTGGTCAACACATCTAAAACACCTGTTAACAAGTTGGAGTGCTACGGCACATACGACAAGGAAACAGTAGATGCAATTCTTAACCTCATGGGGGTCAAATGAAACTCACCGCCCTCAAGATGGAGCATCGTCCACAAACCCAGGTCAAGCCTAAGAGTTTGTTGGACCCCACCTTCAAGTATGTACCTGCCGCCGCTACTGACATCACCCAAACGTGGCGCAGATTTGGATGGCAACCGATTGAAAAAAAGGAAAAGCACTATGAAAAATGAATTCATCGACTACAGCAATCTCTTGATGGACATTGAAAAGATGACCAAATCCCTGCATGACAAATGTCTACACAAACGTTATGAAGGGTATCTCTCAGAGATCAATGTGATCCAGTCCAAGCTAATTCTGTTGGCAGTCTGGATCTCTAAAGAAAAGGAAAAGCAATGACTAAAGAAACAGGTGGGCCAGTGCATCAGGCTTTCCCAAGCACATATCACAATGGATGGGGCGAACCAGAAAAGGGAATGACCCTGCGTGACTACTTTGCGGCCAAGGCGATGCAGGCCGACATGACTGATGGCGTGCATGAAAATGACTTTGCATGGAGCGCCGCTCGCGCATACAAGATGGCAGACGCCATGCTGAAAGCGAGGGAACAATGAATTACGAAGACCGATTCATCAAAGAAGAGCGCAACTGCTGGTACGACATGATGACATGCCAACCCGCAGAACCCACAACCCCTGACGAGTACTTGATCCAATTCAAATACTTTGACGAACAAACCCAAAAACGCATTGCAAAGCGTGAATGGCAACAAGCATTTAGCGAGGACTGAAATGAATGTATATCAACGACTGAACGAGGCCAGAAGCCTATTCCACCGTACCAAACTCCAGAAGACTGGTCACAACAAGTTCGCTGGGTACTATTACTTTGAACTGTCCGACTTTGTTGTCCCCGCTCTGGACATCTTCAACAAATGCGGTCTGCTCTCAGTAATCAAGTTTGGCAAAGAGATCGCAGAGATGCACATCATTAATGTGGACAAGCCCGAGGAAGTGATTGTGATCACCAGCCCGATGTCCGAAGCCGCATTGAAGGGGTGTCACCCTGTCCAGAACCTGGGCGCTGTGGAAACCTACATTCGCCGTTACTTGTGGGTAGCCGCCCTAGAGATCGTGGAGCATGATGCACTAGACGCTACCACGGGCAAGAAAGGGGATGGTCCTATCACTCGACCCACGCAGGGCGCTGTAGTCGATGACGAGCGCATGAGCGTGATCGTGGATGTCAGGGAGGCCATTATTGAGCGCATGAGTCAAGATGACATCTTGGGCGCATATGAAGAGTACTTGGGGATCACCGACTCCGAGGAAAAGACTGCTCTGTGGGGCATGTTGGACAGCAAAATTCGGTCAGCAATCAAGAAACACGGCGAGAGCCTGAAAGGACAATAAATGAGCGATACATACATTCTCAAAGGTAGCACTGGGACCTACCAAAACAAGTCTGGTGAAACCAAGAAAAAATGGGTGAATGTCGGCACTCTCTACAACCGTGACGGGCGTTGGTCTGTCAAGATTGATGCGATCCCTGCATCAGGTTGGGATGGTTGGCTTTCAGCCTTTGAACCCCAGCAGGAAGGCGAGTTCAACTCACGCCAGAGTTCTCAGCCAACCCGCCGTGGTAGACCGAGCGGAGATCTCTCCGATATGCAAAAT